TTCTTTAGCAATTGTATTTGCTTCGCGTTCGATTTGGAACTGAAGTCCACGCCATCGTTCTGCACTCCATCGACCATCTGAGTCTGAATCTAAGTCATAAATACCACCGCCGCCTCTTTGAGTTGCAACAATTGTTGAAGCAGTGAAACCACTGCTTACACCAGAACCCATATACTTGAGGTCTGCTTGTTGTGCGCCAAGTTTTGCGTTGATGTAGATTGTACGAACAACTTCTCGGTTGATTTCTGCAAGAATTTCGTTGCTAAGAATATTAGCAAGTTCTGTTTCTGCATCTAAACCGTGGACTGCTTTCAAGTCCTGTGCGAGTTCAGTTGTGTATTCTGCTTTCAATGCACGCGTCTTAGCGGCAACTGATGTGCGCTCAATACTAAATGCCATTTGTTGGAAAGCACCGTCAGTAAGGTTTTCAGCATTTGTGGTTGACATACCAGGTCCAACATCATAAACGGCACCAGCAGTGTTGCCAGTTCCTCCACTTGCCCAACCTTGGTTGAATAGTGGGTCACCACCACCAAGATTAGCACCAGTACCACCAGCAGTTTGACCACCCGCTTGACCTTGAGTAGCACCACCGAAGTTTGATCGTGCTTCGTTGTAAAGTGCTTCGTCACCACCTTGTGTGGAATACTTAGCCTTCATTGCAAAGATAAGTCCTGTAGGACCTGTCATTGGTTGAACACCACATACATCGTATGCAATTAGGTTAGGCATTGCTCGTCTAACAAGCGAGATAAGAATCGGGTCATATCCCTGCATGTTTGCGTTTCCGTTATTTGTAGCAAGTCCGAGTCCACCACCAACTGCGTTGGTGACTTCGTTAATTGCTGTTTCTTGATTTTCCAATAAGATTGCAGTAACACGCTTCTTGTAAGAATCTTCAATCTTTGGCATATCGTTATGCTCAATGATTGGCGACCACTTTTCTTGAAGTTGTTCTGCGGCTGCTAAAGTAGGGTCCATTTTATTTCTCCTCTGTTATTTAAATTTAACTTTACTACTTGTTGTTATAGTTTAATTAAAAACTGTTTGCGATTAAATTACACTTTCTTATGAAAGTTTGTTATATGACGAATGTTTTGAGATTGCTCTCATATAATCTGCCATTTGTCCTTTTACTTCATCTTTACTTTCTTTTGCTGTTTCTTCTGTAAGAACAGTTTCTTCAAAGTTTGATGATTCAGGATTAGTTTTGTTGAAATATGATTCTTTAAGAAGGTTTAATTTTTCTCTGTATGTTTCTTCTGTGTCATACTCGATACCTTCTGCTAGTGAACGGAGTTTTTCAACTTCTGTGTCTACTAGACCTTCACATACTTCTGTGAATGTTTTAGAACAAGAATTTTCTAGAAGTTCTTTCTTCAATTTGATGTTCTTTTCAATTTGTTCATTGAGTTGAGTTTCTATATCTGAAATTTTAGTCAGTGATGACTCAAGGACATCATACTTTTCTTCTGGAATTTCAATGTAATGTTGTTCAAACAAATCTTTAAGACCATTCATGAAACTTTCAGAAACTTCTGAACGAATACCACTGTCTACTGCTAGTTCGTTTTCTTTCATCCATTCTTCTACAACATAGTTTAGATAATCATCTAATTTAGTTGTTAACTCTTCATTAAGTTTTTCAACTTCTTCTGTAAGAGCAGTTTCGTATTGTGTATTAAGGTCTTCTTGGATTGCTTTAACTTGTTCGTTAACAGCGGCTTCAAAGATAGTTGTTGCTTTGGTTTGGAATTCTTCACTTAGGTCTTCACCAGCGAACAATGCGGATACTGCTTCTTTAGTACCTTTCATTGTTTCTTTGGTAGCATCACCTGTCTTAGATGGTTTCATCTTAGGTTCTTTTTGCTTCTTCTTACCTTTAGGGGTATGAGTTGCCTTTTTACCTTCAGCATCTTGGTTGTCATCGACATCTAGGATAGTTTCTGATTCGTCAAGGTCTTCATCATCGTCTTTCCCATTCTTACCGTTCTTACCGTTCTTCTTACCGTTCTTCTTTAACCAAGGAGGTAGTTTACCTTCATCGACTTCATCTTCGTCATCATCTTCGTCATCATCGTCATCATCTTCAGTAGTTGATTGAGATTTTGCTTCTTTGACATCTTCCTCGTCCTCGTCCTCGTCCTCGTCTTCTTCATCACCATGTTCATTTGCTTTAGACTTGGCTTCTTCGAGTTTGAGGTTTTCTAGAATTTCTTCTGCTTCTTCTTCGGTTGTAGCGTCAGCACTTTCTGTAATAGGTGCTGTGTCCCGTTCCAGAATTTCCCTTGCTACTTGAATTGCATCTTTATAGCCCATTTGACTAACTCCTTTAATTTCTTGTATTATCCATAGATAAAATTACTATTATCCTACTATTTATACATTTTTAATTTTAGAGAGGAAGTTTTCAAACACCGATAGTTTCTTTTCTTCCAACTCTTGTTTAGATTCCCTAGATGCTCTATTTATCATAGAACAATACGAATTTAAGTCCTGTTCTTTCAACAATCCATTGTCCCAAATCCACGCTTTACCTTCCATAATGCCATTTACAAAAGCATCAGGAGCAGATGGGTCTGCTACAATATCGATTGCAGAAAGCATAAAATCTTTCTGGACTTCATTTATGCCATTTACTTGTTTAAGTGTTCCCATACCTCTGGAAGAAACACCCAATTTTACTCCACCCTCCATCAGATTTTTTACAATCTTTCCATATGGAGTTTCAAGAATTTTTGCTCGACCAACAATATTATTTCCATCTTTTTTGAGTGATTCTATGAGATGTGAAACTCGTTCTAAATTTACTGTAGGTCCTTCTGGATGTCCCAATTCACCCATTGCTCTACCTTGCTTTACATATTCATTTTGATATCTTTTTGCTTCTTTCATAAGAATAGATTCAGGATACATTCTACCATTTCTATTCTTTTTCTCTGCTTGCATAAATATACCTTCGATGAAGTATTCTTTTGCTCCACCTTCTTTTTTTTCTACAAGATATTGAATATCCTGGGCATGTTCTGTTATTAATTTTAACATTATGCTTCTGCTCTTTTTCTTTGTTTTTCTTTCTTCATCTGAATGGCAAAGTCACGAATCTTCTCTTGACTGGCAGCCATTTTTTCTTTTTCTTTTGCGATATCCATTTCTGCGCCTTCTTCGACACCATCCTTTTCCTTGTCGGACTTCCAATTCTTGTCCACATAATTATAGAATTCTTTCTTCTTATCACCTTCTAAATCGCTGGGGGACTTGGCACCAAACTTCTTTAGTGCTGATTGGAAGAATTTTTTATACTCATCGCCATCTTTATCGGATTCATTGTGTTGAACACTTTCGTTTCCGTTATTGCATCCGCAACTTTCTGATACTTCTTTCTTATCTTCGATAGATTCTTCAATCTTCAAATATAAAGCATCAAAGATGGTTGCATTTGCATCTTTGTAATTCCCTTCTCTGATGTTATTAAGTAAATCTGTTAATTGAGCCATTTCTATCTCCTAGTTTATATATTTAATAAGGTTTCAACAATATCTGAAGATTCAGAAATCTTATTAATAAATTCTTCTCTCTCATCACTATTTAGTGAATCGTGTATTTCCGCCAAGGAATTTGCTTCGTTTTTGGTGATAAATCTGGAACTTCCGTCTTCAAAAACAACTTGCTCTCCATCTTCGCCATTTAAGATATTAGAGATTGATTCGGAAACTGTCCCTTTCATGTCTTTTGTAATAAGACCCAACATTTGAATCATATCTTTATCTTTTATCCCTGTAACCGTAACTGACTTTCCCTTCATTTTGAGAAAATTTTTCTTAACTCCTGCTTCAGTAGCGGCTTTCATGAAATTATATGCATCTGATGATTTCTTAAAAGTGTATGTTCCTTCATCCAGTTCAACGGATTCTTTCAGTTCCTTACCACGATTCTTCTTCAAATACTTTGTAATAGCACTTTTTGTCACTGTTGGACTACCACTTGTTATAACACCTATTACTTTGTTCCCTTTAACATCTCCAGTACCAACACCAGAATTTGCTATGTCTTTTGAAAACTGATTTG